ATATAATTTATATATACTCTTTAAGAAATTTACTATGTAAATTTCTATAAATAAGTAATACTTATAATATATATTATATTTGCAACTTTCGTGCCAACCTTCGGTCACAGTTTCTGTCTGTGGCGAATTAAACACAATAGCATTGCTTTCCGTATACATATGTGAAATACTGCATATATGTACTTTTTGCTTCATTTCTTCACTCCTTGTCTGGCTTCCGGGTAGCGAACCGGTGGAATTTTCACTGCTAGTGAAGAAGTGTAGCACTGCTAATAATGTTGAGCAAGTACGACTTGTAAAAAGGAGATAGGAGTTATGGTTTCAAGACGAGACCTTACCGCCGAGGAAAGGGCGGAACGTGAAAGACTTCGCGAGTTGTGGGATGCGAAGAAGGACGAGTTGCATCTCACACAAGTCAAGGCGGCGAAGGCTCTGGGCTTCAGCAACCAGACCGCCATCTCTCAATACCTGAACGGGAGGATACCCCTGAACTTTGAGGCGGTAGTGAAGTTCTGCAAACTTCTCAAGGTTGACGTTGCGGATGTGTCCGATCGGTTCTCAAAGATGATCCCATCTGAGAGCGCACTGGCAACGCGCATTACCGTATCTGACCTAGATTCGCTTGAGTTTGTCAGGGCGATGAATGATGTGATGTCACCGAGCGTTCGCAAGGGAGACCTGATGATCATCGACAAGGGCGATCTGTCTGGCTCCGGACTGAGCCTCCCAACAGGCAGGATCGTGGCGGTGCTTACTGCACCTCAGTGAAATTATCAAAATATCAGCACTGATGTTGACAACTCTATGCAAGGCTCATATACTCGGTCTGTGTTCGCTACACATATCGAAAGGAGCCTATGGAGAACATCCAGCAATCGGGGGTAGAACCCTCATCGTTTGAGCGGCTATCCGCTATCGACTGCGCCGACCACATCGAGTCCAAGAACGGTCTCTCGTACCTGTCTTGGGCTTGGGCGGTGCATTACCTGCTGAAGGAAGACCCACAAGCATCGTGGTGGTATCTATTCTGGGACAGTAAGCCTTACTGTCAGGTCGGAGATACCGCGATGGTTTTCTGCGTGGTCAAAGCCTTTGGGATGGAACGCACGGCGCAACTGCCCGTGATGAACCATCGCAACCAACCAATCCCAAACCCCAACGCCTTTGAATTGAACACCGCTATGCAACGGTGCTTGGCTAAAGCCATTGCCCTGCATGGACTTGGGCTGTACATCTATCAAGGAGAAGACGTTCCCGTAGGAGATGACGATGCAGTTGAAACGCCGCGACCTGTTAAAGCCGATAGCAAACCAAAGGAGACTGTTTCGTCAAAGACGGCTGGAAAATCTTCGTCTACAAGTACGAGCAGTGCTACTGCGGCTAAAAGCCTTGGTGATACGGAGTTGAAAACAATTCGCGCCTTGGCGGAACAAGCCGGAGTCAGTGAACTCGTCATCGCAAAAAAGTACGGGGTCGACACCTTGGAGCAAGTCGGTCTTGAAAAGACGGCAGAGATCACCACAAGACTGCAAGAAGTAATCAAGCAAAAAGCAACCAAACAAACCACGGAGAAAGAACCAGCATGAGCAACATTCCCGCAATCAGCATCGCAGTTTTCGAAAACACCAAGCGCAAGTCTGACAAAGCCCCCAACCGCAACGTCGTCATCGAGGTGAACGAGGACATCACCCTGCGTGATGGTACCTTCCTGCCTCGTGGTCTGAAGTTGGAGGGTGGTTTGTGGGGTGCAAAGGCAAAGTCTGGCATGACCTATGAGCGTGGCTCAGTTGGTGATCCTTACCAACCGCAAGGCGGCTCACGCCCGGTGGCACGTTCGGCTCCAGCCGCTCGTTCCGAAGAACCCCGTCGCTCTGACTTGGACGAAGGTGTGGACTTCTAATGAACCTCACCAATCTTCACGGACTGCCTGACGCATTCGTTGCCGCTGTACGCAACGATGCGTATGTGGGCGGCGGTGACATCAGCGTAACCAAACTGATCGATGCTCCGCAACGCAGAGCCTTGTACAAGCAGTACAAGTCTGCGGTTGTTGAGGATGTGTCTGAGCGTGTTTGGTCTCTGCTTGGTCAGGCTGTTCACACGGTATTGGAAAGGGCTGGTACATCAGCCCTTGTTGAAGAACGCTTGTACGCAAAGGTCAATGGCTGGGAGTTAAGCGGTCAGTTTGACCGGCTTCACCTTGGCGACAAGACTCTTCAAGACTGGAAGGTCACAACAGTATTTAAGGCTGACGGCTCAGAAGACTGGGAACGTCAACTTAATGTCCTGCGCTTTCTCGCCCATGAGAATGGATACGAGGTAGATCACCTTCAGATCATTGCGATCTTTAGGGACTGGCGCAGGAGTGATGCCGCCCGGAATCCTGACTATCCACAGACAAACGTGAAGGTTATTGATGTTCCGGTTTGGTCACTAGACCAGACCAAAGCCTATGTGGAAGAGCGGATTGCAATGCATCAGAAGGCTGATCGTGGCGAGTTTGTTCCATGCTCTGATGAAGAGCGGTGGTATGCCGGGACAACTTACGCCCTGATCAAAGAGGGTGGCAAACGGGCAACGAAAGTTGCCCAAACCAAAGAGGAACTTGGTGAGCCAGCCAAGGGTTATGTAATCGAAGAGCGCAAAGGTGGCTACCGCAGATGTGAAAACTTCTGTGAGGTTGCACCCTTCTGCGGTCAGTTCCAGTTCGAAAAAGGAGAAGTGAAAAATGATGATACCAATTGATCAAGCCGCCACTTTCTTGGGCATGACAGTTGAGTCGGTGCGATACCTCGCCCGACACAAGCGAATCCCAGCCGCCAAGGTTGGGCGCTCATGGAGATTCCATCGAGACGATCTCGAAGGATTCATTCGCAATCAATACGGCTCAAGCCAACAAGAAAAAGGACAAGAACATGGCGACAGTGCAAGTCACGCTCAGTGACACGAATGGTGGCGTGGAGATGACGGTTAGTTGCGACCAAGATTCTGATAGTGGGTTAACCCCGGCGATGCTGATGGGTCATGCACTAGCGAATCTTGCAAGTCAATTAACACAGGGAAGGCTTTTGAATGAGGTGTCGATGCACAGCGAAAGCGAAGTTAGATGTCATTGACAGTCGGATTGTTGGAGACGAGGTAGTTAAGCGCAAGCGATTCTGCCCCGTCTGCAAGACGACATATCGAACCATTGAAACCATGTTGGGAGTGCATGAGAAACCGAAACCTAAACCAGTAGAGAAGAAAGAACCGAAGGTCGACCCTTCAATCATTGCCCGTAGACAAGCCCCAAAGCCAAAGAAGGTGGCAAAAAAGGCTTCAGTAGAGATACCCAAGTCTCAGAGGCGAGAGAAAGAAGAGTTGGGCTGGAGTTCAGGGAGTTATGACGATGACCTCAGAGACCTTGGAATTGACTTTTATAGAGACGATGACTTTTGAACAAAGGGACTTTGTTCGACGGTTGTTGAGGGATAGGTCGTTGCTTTCAGAAGCGTTTAGGAGATCCTCCCACGAGATCAGTTTGCTTCGGCACGTTGAGTCTCATATTCGGGCGTGGATCAATGGCGAATCAGAGTTGGATCAGGAGTACTTGGATCGTTTGTTCAACACTTTGGATGGGATTAGGGGATGAAAAAAGTAGACATGGTGAATCATCCGCCGCACTACACCAGCGGCAAGATTGAGTGCATTGACTACATGGAGGACGTGCTGTCCCCCGAAGAGTTTCGGGGTTACCTCCGTGGTCAGATCATCAAGTACAACCACCGGCTGGTTTCTAAAAGCAAGCCGGGTGAAGATGCAGGTAAGTTGGCTTGGTACTCTGCACGACTTCAAGAGTTCATGAGTAAGCCCGTGCCGAAGCGTCGGGGCAGACCGCTTGGGTCCAAGAACCGCAAGAAGGTCTCGGCTCCAGAACAGGCGGTAACTGCATGAGTGTTTTCGAAGACCAGAAAAAGTTCATGCGGGTTTGTGGTCAGACGCCGTCGTTCCAGAATGTTCAGTTGTACAAGCGTTTGATTGCGGAGGAGTACCAAGAACTTCTGGAGGCTTGGTACAAGTTGACCTATCAGCCAGCGATCAACGGCGGTGACGATGATCACAAAGACTATCCGGATCATGTTGCGGAGATAGCAGACGCTTGCCTTGATCTGATCTACGTCACGGTTGGCATGATGCATAGCCTTGGTCTTCGACCACAGCAGTTATGGGATGAAGTCCAGCGATCAAACATGAGCAAGTTTGTGAAGCGCTCGTGTTCGACCTGCGATGGGATTGGCTCGGTGTCCGAGTCAACTGACATTGGTTTGGCTGAGAAGCCATGCCCATCCTGTGATGGCGCTGGCTTTGAGTACGAAGTGATCAGGCGAGAGGATGGAAAGATCCTCAAGCCAGACACGTTTTCCCCACCTGATTTGGCGACTATCGTCAGATGGCAATACGCACGGTAATCGTCGCGCTGTTCTGGTCTAGTCTGGGTGCGCTTCTCGCACTTCATTTTTCCGCTCCGCAACAAGGGTTACTTGATGCTGAGTTCGCCAGAGGGAGGGAGGCTGGCAAGCGGGAGGCTCTCCAGACTAGACCGCCATCAGAACAACTGGAACTTGTGTGTGCTGGGCTTTGGTTTTCAGATCAGACCTTAAAACACAGATACCTAGAAGAGAAGAGACGGATGATCAATGAACTCAAAAGCACCTGCACCAAAACCTAACACGGTTCCATACGAGGAACTGATTGACAGGATTGACTACGCCCTTGCTGGGGCGGATTACAACGACGTGATCCCGGCTCTGGCCGCTTTCTATGCGATGGCTGGCAGGAAACTGAACACTGACAAAAAATTGCTGATCACCTATATGGTCGAGACAGTTGACCGGGTGTACAGCGGGAAAGGTAAGCGTGATTGTCCAAAGCACTAAGGAGAAGAAGCGTCGCATCATCAAGGTGAATGCTCTTAGTTTTGCTCAGTTGGTCAAGTACATGAACGAGGGAACCTACACCTGTATGGAATTGGCGGAACTGACAGGACTGCACTACGTCACCGTCCTTCAGTACACCCGTGAGATGTACCGTGCGAAAGCCGCGCACATTGCTATGTGGGAAAAGGATTCGTGGGGCAGGGATGCCCTAAAGGTTTACAAGATCGGGCGAGGAAGAGACGCCAAGCGGGAGGTCATGACTCGTGCAGAAATTGCCGCACGATATCGAGCCAAGAAGAAGGGCAGAGACTTCATAAACATTCTGAGAGGTGAGCATGAATCAGATCATGGTGAACGCAGTGGAGTGGGATGCGTTGATGAAGGAACGAAACGACTTGAGGGTGAAGGTTGCCATGCTTGAAGAGAAGATTGAGCATCAACGGGAGCGGATAAGACTCCTGATTGCAGAGGTTGCCTTCGTAGAGAACGGGTACGGGCGCAAGCCTGAGAGTTAAATCATGCCTACTTGTATGAGTGCTGCACATAACTTATAATATCTAAGCGGTACTCGATGGTAGGTAGCAGAAAGGAGTGGTTATGGCTATCTACAAGCGGGGAAAGACGTGGTGGTACAACTTCGGCGTCAAGGGTCAGGTCTATCGCGGGTCTTGTAATACCGGCGATGAGAGGCAAGCGCAGGAGTTTCACGACGAACTGAAGGCGCAGGTCTGGAGGGGCAAGTTCCTGAAAGAGTCTGTCCGCAGGACGTGGGATGAAACCCTCAAGCGGTGGCTCAATGACCATGAACACAAGCGTACACATCACGAAGATGTGAAGAGGGGTGAGTGGTGGACTGCAAAGTTCAAGGCTCGCAAGGTCAAGTTCCTAGACGAGATCAATGCGGACGTTGTCCGGTTGATTCGAGACGAGGAGATTGGCAGACCTCGGCAAAGGAATGGGAAGCCTATTGCTCCCGCCACGGTCAATCGAAAGATTGCCCTACTCAGAGCGGTTATCAATGCCGCCGCCCGTGAGTATCAGTGGCTAGATCAAGCGCCCCTGTTCCGATGCTTGCCAGAGCGCAATGAGAGGGTGAGGTTCCTGTCTCCGGCGGAAGTCCAGCGACTTCTGTCTGCGATGGAAGAACCCTACCGTTCGATGGCGATGCTGGCGGTAGCAACTGGGCTACGTCTGGGCAACATCAAGGATCTGACTTGGCAACAGGTGGACTTTGGAAGGCGCCAGATGACGTTTCCCGGGGTTGTCATGAAGAACGGAATGGCATTGACCATCCCAATCAACGAGACAGCCTTGCAAGCGTTGCGACCGTGGGTCGGTAAGGATGATGTAAGGGTCTTTGTGAAACCCGATGGAAAGCCTGTACGGGAGGTTCCGTCGAAGATGTGGAAGAAGGTCTTGGATAGGGCTGGAATCGACAACTTCAAGTGGCATGACCTCCGGCACACTTGGGCAAGTCTGATGCGCCAGAGCGGCGAGGGCTTGGACAAGATACAGGAACTGGGTGCGTGGCAGGATGCGAGGATGGTGAGACGCTACGCTCACCTATCAGTCGACCATTTAGCCAAGGCTTCCAGTGCAATCGACCGGGTTTTCGAGCCGGAGTCAGAGGCTTGTGTACAAATACGACACAGTGCCTAAAAGCAAAAGGGGCTAGGCATAGCCTAACCCCTTGATTTTATTGGCTCCCCGACCTGGGCTCGAACCAGGGACCTACGGATTAACAGTGGTATTTGTAGCATTGAGTAGTGTTAAGTAACTAGCAGTTAAATCAACAACTTACCATCGAGTACCGCATTTGATGTGCAGTTGTTTTGAGTTAAAAACAGTACTGTTTGTGTACAAATACAGCACAAGGAAAAGTCATGGGAAAGATGAAGCAACAATGCGAAGAGTTGGAACAAGCCTACTTCGAGTTATCCACAAGGTATCAGTCTGAGGTTGGTGAACCTCGTCGGCTTGCTTTGCAAGCGCGTGAGTACCTGAACAAGTTTGACTGGGAGTCGATCAACGAGCCACCAGAACTCCGAGAAGTTCTGGCGCTCGTCAATCAGATCGCCAATCGGTTCGATCAGAACTTGTCGTCGTAACCTAGTTCGACGGCTCGTTTGACCAACTGAGCGGCATACTTCCGCTCTCTGGCTTTCGACTCGTTGATAGCCTTGATCAGCACGTCCTCAGGAATGCTCTTGTCAGCCCGGGCATTCTTGATGGACTCCCGCTCACTCATGGAGAACTTCCTCCACTGCTCGACGACTCCATGCATATCCGCCAGATTGGGGAACCTTGCACGGTATTTCTCTTGGTCGGCATCGCTCATGTCCTTGAGGGCTGAGTAGCGGGTCTCCACATACTCACTGAGTTTCCGCAACGCACCAATGTCGTAGCCTTCCGGCGTTGTAGAGGTGAGCCTTCCAATCAGCGGCATTGCCTTGGGTGGAACTTCGTACCCAAGAGACTTGCGGTAACCAACGTCCATTGCCTTGAAAGCGTCGCTCGGCAGACCCGGCACATAAGACCTGAACAAGTGGTCCAGCAATGCTGGGTTGATGTCGAACATCTTGTTCTCTGCTGGCAAAGTCTGCGTACCACCAGCCATCTCGTGGATCTTCCGAGTGATAAACCGGGAGAAGTACGAGGTGGACTCGAAGTACTGCTCGGATGCTGGCGGCTTGTTTGGAATGAACCCCGGGGACTCCTTGTAAATCGGAGAACCAAACCGGTTTTCGTTCATCATCCACTGGACCACTGGCTTCCCAAGGGTGGGGGTGACGTTCTTACCCATCCAGCCAAAGAAGGTGGAGGAGTCATCCCCGCCAAACACAGAGTAAGCACCAAGGAAAGCCTTGATGGCGGACAAGCCAGCATCTGCTGTCGACTTGTTCATCAGCACCGTGTTAGCCAACTCCACGCCAGCGGCGTAGAAGAAGTTCCAGCCATAGGGCAACGGGATAGACAGCATGGTTTCTTCCGCGCCCGGGATCGGCAGAACAATCGAGGTATGACGCTTGTACTCTGGTTGCTTTTTGATCTTCGGAACGCCGTCCTCATCCTCGCCGCCTGCGGCAAGCGAGTATGCGGTAGCGGCAAAGCCCAAGACCATGAGGCTACCGGCAGTCTTCATAGCCATCTGGCGAGTAGCGGGATTCTTGAACGCACGGTAGATGCGCTCAGTACCCTGCACAGCGGGGTTGAAGAACAGGTAAGCGGCAGAGATACCCTGTTGCTTGCCCTTCATGTTGAAGTTGACCGTCAACTCCTTGGCATACTGGGCGGCTTGGTCCTTGGAGAACCCGTTTTCACGCAGTACCTTGTAGGCGGCTAGGCGAGGCGCGGCTTCAATCGTCTTGTTGAACGTCTCAAGACCACGGAATACTGCACCGATCCCATCGATCGTCATGCCGCCAGCCTTAGACAAGATGCCGGACGCACCTTGTGCCTTGGCTACCTTGGCAATTGCCTTCTCCATCTGGGCTGACACATCGCCAACGGTGTCCATGTTCAGGAAGTGGGTCAGACCGCCTGCTTCACGCAGTTCGTTGTAGTACTTGACGTACACATCGTTCTGATTGCCAGCCCCGGTCAGGAACTTCAGCGCACCTTTCCAAGAGTTCTTGGTTTCGGTGAACATCTTGATGGCTCGTTCGTTACCGAAGTCAGCACGAGAGTTGTAGAAAGCGGTCTGCATATCTCGCATACCGTTGACCACCACCCAGTCAGGTGCATACACGGTCACCAGCGCAGAGGCAAAGTGATTCCAGCGCATTGCCGCTTTGATGATCCAAGACATCTCGCCTTGGTTGTAGAGACCGCCAATAGCGTCAGCGAATGAATTCTGGGATTTGTCCATGAATTCAATCTTCACGTCCTGACCGTTGCGTTTAACAACCAGCGCACCGTTCTTCTGGTCCCACATTGGGTCGCCGACATAAGCCACGTTCCCGTTCTTGTCGAGAACTGCCTTGCGCTTGAGCGGCTGAACCACGGCAAAGTTGGGATCAGGGTTTTCCTCAATCATCTTGAGGACTGATTCAGCAACTCGGTTCTTCTCTGCTCGAATGATCTTCGCCTCAAAGTCTGCAATCGTCCGAGCCAGCACGTTGGTTGCGCGGCTTGTACGTCCGGTTGCGGCTTTGATCTCAGACCCACGCAAGTTAAAGCGTCTGCCAAAGTTGGGGATGTCCTGATCCTCCAGCGCATCCAGACCAGACAGGTTGACGTAGTGCTTCATCTTGGCAAGAGCGTCACGCTGGGCTTGAGAAATCAAGCCAGCATCAAACATCAACTGGGGCTTGGCTTCCGCCATCGCGTCAATCAGTCGACCGATCTGCTCCAACTCCATGCCATACGGCTTGTTCTGCACGTCCGTCAGGATCTGGTTGGCTTCCGCATCAGACATACCGGAGTCCTTCTTCGAGTTCCGCTGACGCAGGATCTCGTTACGAACAATGGCGTGACGTGCGTACAAGTAGTCGTCAATTTCCTTCAGAGAACCACCAGCCTTGGCAACTGCCTTGGCAAGTTCTGTGATGGGCTTAACGTACTCGTTGTTGAAGTTGTCCAGTTTTGCGCCAGCACGACCGTGATACAGGATCAGTTTCTGCCAGACATTGGCGTCGTCAGAAAGCCGCTCGTTTGCACGAAGGTTATCCACATAACGCTTGATCGGGAGGTACTGGTTCTGCGTGTAGATGACGATGTCGTCAATCTTGCGCTGGATCATCTTCTTGAATGCGCTCTGGTTCTGTTGCGTTGCAACCATGACCTGAGGCGAGGCAGGAGTCCTGCCCGGATAAGCCTTCATCGATGTGATTTGCACACCCGGGACGGTCTTCAAGACATTCATCACGTCGTCAATCTTCTTGGCGTATTGCACGTTGTGCTTGCCAGTTCGGATGTCGGCGTTTGGATTGGTGAAGATAGTCCACTCTTGGAGGATCGGGTCGTACACAGCCAGACCGTGGGTCTTGTCACCTTTCTTGGCGACAACTTCCACCGGACGTGACTGCTGTTTGCGCGAGTAAAGAGCAGGACTCTTGGGCGACGGCTCTTTCTTGACGATGCGGATCATCTTCGGGTCGTATACGACCAGATTTGGATCTTCATCTTTCGAGCGTTGAGTCTCCCAGTGGAAACTACCTTTGACCCCACCCTCAGACATCTCGCTTGCCACATCTAGTTTGGCGGCATTGACATCCGACTGATTGCCACGGCTGTTGCCAAACATATTGGCTCGTTTGTACTCAACCAAAGCGTCATACGCCCAAGCGAATGTTGGGTTGTTTGGATCGAGGGCAGTGCGGTTACCAGATGAGCGGATATTTGCGGCAAAGTTCGGGTCTTCTGCGGCAAGTTTCAGCACAGACTTGATGTATGGTCTGTCGGCAAAGAATTGCTGGACGGACTTGGGACCATCAGAAATCTTCCCGTCCCACTGGGCAAAGTTGTCGGAGACAACCTTGTCATCAATCTCCACCACATACTTCACAGGATCGCCAACTTGGTTGATCTTCCAGTTGGCAATCTCACGAGCCTTGGAAATAGCCTCTGCGTATGCACTGACAGCGTCCATATCGCCATCGTTCTCGGCAACTTCCATCTCGGCTTCCATGCGGCTCTCGTACTCGCTGGCAACCTTCTTCAGGATTGGGCTTAAATCGTCCAGTTTTTCCAGACGGGCGGCATAAGCAAGACGCTTTGTCTCTTCCACAATCTCAAGAACAGCGTTTGCCTGAGGTGCCTCCAAAACTCCAGCACTTCCGCCGCTGTCGATTGCATCCTCGATGTGCTGGTTTATAGACTTTGGATTCCCACGACGAGGCACGAGACCGGCAGAGCCGAGATTCACCCGCATCAGGTAACCCTGACCAAGGTTTGTATCACGATAGAAGTAGACGCCGCCAGAGTAGACGGAGTCACCAAAGCCTGAGTCCTGAACGCTATTGTTCAGTACGAACTCGTCGAAGTTGGCTTGGCTCAAGTGTCCTGCGCGTAGGAAGAGGGCAGTGCCAGTGGTGCTGAAGGTGAATGGGTTGCCGTCTTTTGCATACTGACGTGCATCTGCCAGCACCGATGCGACCTCGACCTCAGAGACATTGTCGAGATACTCAACAATGCTGTCCCAGCCCATAGACTCGGCAAAGTCCCGAATCATGACCAGCACTTGTTTGAACAGACCCAGTTCCTGACCCTGTGCGTTGAGGTTAGATAGACCCTCCTCAATAGCCAGCAGTCGGTTTTCTGCGTCCCATTCCTTGCCAGCGTTGTCAGGACGGTTTTCGTCCAGCCAAGCCTTGGTAGCCTCACGCACACGATTACTTGTGGCATAGGCTCTGTTCAGGAATGCGTTGAGTTTGTCGCCAAGAATGCCACGCAAGCCGTAGTGACCGTAGGTCTCATGGAACAGGGTGAACTCAACGTCCGCGCCAGAGAACATATTGTCGGCAAAGAGGTACACCGTGCCGGTCTCTTGGTCGAAGTAACCTTGAGCAACGCCATCGGGGTTGCGCTCGATGTCTTTAGCCAACCGATCCTTAATGGATTGGGGCAAGTCAATCTCAGCGTTTACCACCTCGATGTTGGGGGCGTTGGTCCAGCCCTTAGTCAATTGCTTGACCATTGCGTAGACAGAAGCCACGGACATACCGCCGCCACCCGTGCCAGCACCTCGGCTAAACAGGTTGGCTGTGTCACCACCAGAACGCTCGATGTCGCCAATAACTCCGAGCAACTGCTCGTAAGAAATCTCAACACCTTCAGCGTCTGCGCCGTACTCATCGATGATGTCGATGTATCGCTTGTATTCAGCACCACGCTGGCGCATCCGTTGAGCCAAGTCCATTGCCCGGTCTTGACGCTCTGACCACTGCTTATATCGAGCGACCTCGTCATTCGACAACCGGCTCAAAATCTGACCCTCTAGGTCTGGTCGGTTGCTGATAGCGGTAAAGATGGATTCAAACCAGACGTTCGAACTGTCAGCGACACCACCGCCCAAGCGCAGGATTGCCCTGTACATGGCGTTGCTGGTATCAACGTCAGGGTTGCGCTGGCGCAGATACTCCAACGGACGCTCAAACAGGGCTAGGTTGGGGTAGTCATTGAAGACATAACCGGAGAACACAAAGTCCGGGTCGTTCAGCAAGGCTTTCAGTTGCTCTTGCTTGATGGACTTGTCCTTAGTCGCTTGGCGCAACAGGTTTAGACGCTTGCTCTTGCCTTCCTTCCAAGCCTCATAGGCTTGAAGTTCCGAATCCTTGATGGAATCCAGAATGTTTTGGCGTAGTTCAACGTCCTTGTTCTTCGACGCCTTCCGTAGTGCGGCATCCAGTGACCGGAACCACTTGTCCTTTGACAGGAATCCAAGTCCGCCGCCGGACAAAAAGACTTCAGGGTCTTTCGTGTCCGTGAACTCATCTAATCCAAACTCAGCAAACGGCTTACCGGCAAAGTTGGACAGAACGTCCTTCGACCCCTTGGGTCTGCCAGTCTTAGTGCCAGACTCAACCACTTCCTCTGGGGTGAATTGAGCCTCATCCAGTTCGGTTGCGTTGTCACGGTTCTCGATGCGAGTGATGGTCTCGTTGCCGCGCCCCAGAACTTTACGAGCGTTGTCGATGATCCGGTCAACTGCCTTCTGCGCTTGCTCACGAGACTTGCCAGTCTGCTCAGACTGAGCCTTTTTGACCAAGCCCTCTGCCGCACGGACATCTCGCGCTAGATTGTTCAGCGAAGACTTCACCCAAATACCAATCGATGTGTTCGGCGCAATCTCTGAGGCTCTGGTCTCAAGTTGTTTGGCAAGGCTACCCAACGCCAAAGCAGATTTTTCCAAGAAACTTGCCGATACATCTGATGAGATCCCCTCCGTTACTCGAACGATTGAGTCATTGACGTACTTGTTGACCGCTCCGATTTCCTCGGTAAGAACTTCCTTCTTGACCGCGCCACGGCTTGGTCGTTTGTTCTTAGCCTTCATCTGGGCATCTTGCTTCTCAGCCTCAATCCGGTTCAGTTCCTGACTGATGCGGTTTGTGAGGGCTTCAGAGCCACCAGACTCAGCCTTGGCTTGCTCGTTGGCTTTGTTTTCCTCACGGGTGCGAACAGCCTGCTCAACCTTGGACGTCAGTTGAGCCGCACGACCAGCGTTAATTTGCTTTGCCTTCTTTGCATCGGCAATTTTTGCCTTGGCTTCGTCAGCAGTGATCCGACCAGCCACAACATCCTCTTCGAGGATGTCCAGCGAGGCATCGCTTCTAGCCGCTTGGCGGTTCTTCTTGTTGGTCTCTTTGTTTGCCTCACGTTCTTCCTGCTTCAATTCACGGTTGGCTTGCAACAGGTCGCCAACAACACCTTGTTGTTTGCGCTTGCTGACACGCTTGGCTTTAGTAGCACCGGGTGCTTCAGTAGTAGCCGTGCTGTTATCGGTGGTCGTGCTTAAAGCCTCGTTAGCCAGAGCCTCGCCTTTGGCGGCAGTCTCACGAGCCTTGCTTACAGCGGCTTTGCCCTCGGCAATTGCTTGCTCGATGGCGGAGGTTTCCTCCGCTGTCAGACTCTCACCACGAGCGGCTTTCTCCTGTGCCATCTTGGTCAGGTCGTCAATGTTCTTGGAGGTTGATTCCAAGTCCGTTGTTGCGCCGCGAGAGCGGCGACCCTTGCGAGGTTTCGGGGTGGTTTGTTTGGCTACCTTTGCAGTGGTATCCGCTACTTGCGTTTCGCCCCCGCCTTGGACAGTGCTATCGCCACCGCCTGTTTCTGTGCCGCCTGTTTGCTCTGCGGTTTCGACGACCCCAGTTTGCCCGTCTGTTTGAACTTGCTCATCAGTTCCGACACGTTTGCTTTTACGACCCTTTGGCTTTTGCCCGGTTTCAGCGGCATTGGTTTCTCCAGACTGAATAGGTTCGATCTTGGCGGCGAAAGAAGCGGGAACAGTAAACGAACTGCCGTCAGGCATCTTTGCTTCAATCATGCCGTTAGCCAGCATGGTCCCCTCATACACCTTTCCAGCCGGATCGGTGATACGGACCGAGGTCGATTGAGGCTGAGTCTCAGTAGTTGCCGGAGCCTCAGTGGTGGCATCGGCAGTCTTCTGATTGCTTGCTTTTAGATCAGCCAAAGCATCGTCAGTCACGGCAGACAGAGAGCGATTAACCACACCAATGAAGGCTTGGTTCTGCTCAACAATCTTTTGCCCTGATTCAACTGTCTTCTTGTCTTCTAGCGCAGACTGGAACTTGTCTGTCAGACCCGCGCCCTCGACAACAGCATCAATTTTTGTCTTCACCTCAGGAGTTGCATCCTGATACATTGCGGCAAATACACTCAGACCACGGTCTGTGTTCACCATCTGGTTGAGTCGATCGACTCCAACCGTGACGCCATCCATTGCCTTATCTCTAGCCTCTTTGGCTCGATCGGCTTTAATCTCTGAGCGAGTTGCAAGAACATCAACAGGTGCGGTCAACGATTCACCGAAGAATTCCAGTGCGAGTTCGCCGAACTTAGGATCTTCGCCGACAGACTTAGCCGCCATGTAAGCACCGGTAGCACCACCAGTACCCTGAATAACAGCCTGAGTTCCGACGTTTGCCGTAGCGGCTAGAGTTGGACTGGCAAAACGGCTGGCAAATGGATTGAACGCCATGAATGCACCAGCGACAGCGTTGGCTGGAACTTCAGCAAGCGTCTTGGTGGTGGCATAATCTTTAGCCGCTTCGGTGTCTCCGCCAAACTTTTCCAAGCCCTCGACGTAGTTGCTACCCAGCGACCCAGAGACAACGGCAATAGAGTTGATTGCCGCACCCTTGGCAGCCATCTCAGTGCCTCGCACGATAGCGCCCTTTACAGCGGCACTTTCAATTGAGGAGAGCGCACCACGGGTCACCAGTCCTCTGGCGATCCCGGTAGGCACTGCGGCGGCAGGGTTGCGAAGGGCAACAGCCGCACCCAAGGCAGGAACTTGCTCACCCAAGAAGTTGACGATTGCCCCCGGGTTGTCAACAAAGAACCCGAGCATCGCCTTGGAGCCTTCATAGGTTCCAGCGACTACTCCATCTTCTTTGTCGAATGACTCTGATGCAACCTCGATTGCTTTGGCAATCCGAGGGTCAGACTTCATTCCCAAGTACTTTTCGGCTGATGCCGCCAGAATCTGCTCAGTATCCTTGGTGTCTCCGGTGACAGCCTTTTCCAGTTTGTTCGCCAGAAAGTCCCATGTGAGCATGACACCTTGCCAACCCTTTTTAACGGAGTCGACAAAGCCGACACCACCGCTGGGGTCGTTAGGGTCTACTGCTGGCTTTGGCTTCTCTGCCAGAGGGGTGTCATTTACCGGCTCACCAGTTTCAGTAGGGATGTCCGGCGCACCATAGCGGCGTTGCATCTCCACCATTGTTTGAGGACGTGCGATACCACGACGGACTTCGTCCTTCGCAGTATCGGCGTCCTTGAAAACTGGGGTGGCACGGATACCAAACTGTCGTGAGTATTCGTTGACTTCGTTTTCTAGTGCCATGACCAGCCCTTACTTGATTTTGCCGTTTTTGATAGCCTCGTAAATCACTCGCGGAGGAGGTGGGTAACGACCAGCAATGAGTTCGTCGTAGTAAATCTCTTGCGCTCGGGCAATGCGAGAAGCAACTGCCGACTCCTCAGACTTCCGTTTCTTCCCGTCGATAGCCAACTCATTGTCAGCCTCGATTCGCTTCTGCTCTTCCTTGCTGAGTGCTTCGATGCCGGCAGATCCACGATTCATGTACAACTGGAACAACTTGTCGTCGTCACGCTGTGCGCGATCCTTGCCACGAGAAGCCAAGTCTTGAGCCTGAAGATCAAGACCGCGCTCACGATATAGGTCGTCACGCTCTTTACCCTCTTGCTCAATCAGAGCCTTGGCGGACAGAGTGTCCAAAGCCAAACGACGAGGGTCAAGCGTGATAGTCGAGCCGTCTTGGAATTTAAGGTCGAAGACCTTCTTTTCCAGCATCCTCTTGCCATTCGGATCTCTTGGGTCAATTTCTTTGGAGATGCGAGTTTCCACATCGAAGTCACCAACGTCATCGCCAAACTCTTTGTAAAGTTTTTTGCCCTTCTCAATATTCCCAGCCGCCATTGCAGATGCCGCTTGGAATACACCTTCCTTCTTCATCGCGGCAAGAGTGTTCACTGTTGTCATCAGAGAAGATCCGGTGACTTTCTCGTCAGCCCAATCAATCATTGACAGACCGGTAATGACGTTAGAAAGATTCTTGAAGTTGGACACCTTGTTGAACAGAGACTCCGCTGTCTTTGGATCTTTTTGAGCCAACTCTTGGAAAGGGGACTTCTGTGGTTCAGCCGCAGGTTTTGCTGACTCACCGCTAGGAGTAACCGTAGTGCCATCTGTCGGGGTGGCAATGCCAGCCCTCTGATTTACAGGAGCCGAAACCGGCATCATGTCGATTGGAGTTGCTACGCCAGCACGACTTGCCACGGGATTAACTTGGACATCAGCGCGACCGCGACCGCCCTCAAATTCAGTGTACTCTTGTGCGCTACCGTAACCTAGACGACGAGCCTCGTCGTCAGTGATAGGGGCAACACCACCCATCGAGCCGTTGTTATACGCCCGAATGCCATACCGACGAATGGTGTCCTCATCAATGTAGGCACCATCAGCGGCTTCCAACATATAGCCGGGTTGAGCCAGTCCTTGACGGGATGGATCAAGCGATGGATCTTCAAAATCAACGCCAGAAGAAATCTTCATGGGCTTGATGCCATTGCCGGATTGAGTACTCATGCCAGACTGTGGCGTCATGGATGGAGGCGGCTTTGCAATTGCGGCATCAGGTGCCTTGGGAGTCTCGACACCAAAGATGGAGCCGCCCATCCAGCCCATCATCTTCTCGGCGAAGTCGTTACGGCTTTTCTTTCTGCGAGTATCTTCCTTGGTGTCGGCGATACGAGCATCGTAGTACTCACCAACCTTGTCTTGGTACTCTTTGTCCTGCTTGAGTTTCTTTGCGGACAGGTAGCCGCTGGTTAAATCATATGGATTTGCCATTTACTTTCTCCGGATGCCGTATTTGCGCTGTTCTTGAATAGCCGCTGGTGTGTGGTAACGATCTAGCAGTTTGTCGAAGAACTCGACACCTTTCTTCTGCACCACGTCAGCCGGAATAACGTACTCACCCTTGGACAACATCGCAGGGATTGAGTCAGATGTGGTTGTGCCGGGACCACGAACACGTCCCTTGCCGTCTTGGTCGAGGGCAGGCTCATCAGTACCGCCCGGGGTTCCGTCAGCGGCAAAGAACATTGCCCCTGCGTTGATTAGTGCGGCAGTCTGTTGGGCTTGCATATCGTAGGACTTCAGACCGTAGTTGCTGATTGCCCCATAGATGTTGCCAGCCTGACCAAGAGCATTAACACCAGAGTTGGTGAACTGGTTGGCACTAGCCATGCCAGCGTTGTACGAGTTGTTCGCACCAAACTGAAGACCACCAGCCGCATTGCCAGCATTCACTGACCCACTAGCCGCAGTTGCGGCAGTTCCGGGCAGACCCTTACCAATGTTTACGGCATTCATCCGACGCTGGTCACCAGCATCACGAGCCGCATAACGGGCATTGGTCATGGCACTAGCCGTTTGACCGGCTTGTTGCGCCGACAATTGGCTGTTGATCGCCGCTAATGCGTTGGCGTTCGGTCTGAGACCGAATCGGGCTTGAGACCGCAGTGCTTGTTGCTGTGCGCCACGGAACCCTTGGGCAATATCCCCACGAGCCAGAGAGGCGTATCGCTCTTTCTCGGCATCGGTATCGAACCCCAAGGCGTCCTTGGCAATCCGATCCTCGATGGGAGCGTAGGTCTTTTGGTAGCGGTCATACTCGCTTTGAGCAACGCCACGCTGGGTGTCCATCAGTCCCATCTGGGACTTGATCAGATCAGCCGTGAGCGCATCGGTCTTTTCGGCACGAGCCTTTTGATACTCTAGTTGCTCTCGACCAAGTTCCACCTGTGCCAAGCCAACTTTCTCAGAAGCGGCGGCGGTGGCTTGCATTCCCGGATTGGGATCTGGCGGTTCACCGAAAATCAGATCACGCACGAAACTCATTTTGGATACCTCGTAGTTAGATTTGTGAGTTTGAATAACATGGTGCTGTGGTTGGCACTGACTAAGTGCCAATCATGTCGCCGTATGAAACGAAGCACCTTTTCGTTGTCGCGGCTCACAATTGCGTACAGAGGGTCGTTCTGTGCGAACGCCCACTTGAATGCGGGGGAAAACAACTGCCCCCATCTCCCGTGATACTCAGGGAGTACCGACAGATGCAACTTCTGACCATTTAGGACCAGACCTCCTACGCACCTGCCGTCTACTTCAAAACCTACCGATGGAAGCAAATCCATCGCCTTACAGTAATCTTCCTTGCCAAGACCAAACTCGCAGGACAACTGCTTCTCTGAAGCCATCTCAGCCTCATACATCACTTCGGAGTTAACCTTGTTTAAGAGCCTCATGTCGACATAAATGGCTGTGAAAATAGGCTTCTTGCCAAGTCCATCCGCCTAGCCTTTTTACAAAAGAAGACATACAGGCTTTGCCAGTTCATTAGAATCCCCTCCGAATCATTGGCGGCAAAGTTTGTGTACCTTCTATAAGCGATTGGGCTGTTGTTAGAAACCAGCGCACTATAAAGAGTGCTGTCATTGGCGTCAGACAAATCAAATCCATAGAACCCAGACAACTCTTCGTCTGGAGCGATGAAGAAGATTTCAAAAAAATTCAACATCTCTGGTCTTGAGGGCTTGCCAAATTCCGCAAATGAGTTTGTGAAACCAATCGCATGAGACTGTGGACTCATCCACTCAGGCTTGTCTTGCTCCCACAAATCAGTGACATACATGATTGACGTTCCACTGTCTCGACCAAACAGTCTATGTGCAGTGCCAACTTGACGACCAACCACCGGCTCAACACTAGAAGTTGGCAGGCAAGTTCTTGTCACTCTCTCGTTCAAGAACTCGTGCATATAAGACTCGCTAACAGCCCTAGAGAACTCTGGATCAACCCAAGAAAACTGAGCCTTCAACTCATCCCACAATTCCGTCGCGCCATCTTCAGCGTTCTTGTAGTTCTGAACTCGAACTCCTGTGTTCAAAAACAAAGTGTCGCTCATTCAACCCATCCCTCTTGCTTTAATGCCTTGTACAAATACTCGTCCACGTCATCACCAATAGGGACGACGATTACAGTGTTCATGGTGGTGATTGTTTTCTTGCAACACTCGGCGTGAACAATCTTGGTGACTGAATAGTCAACCCACTTCTCGCCACTTTGCATCTCGGTGATGCTGTTGATAGTCCACGGTTTAATCATATCGAGAGGCGTCTCCTACAATCACGGAGTTAGACGTGAGGTTGATAGTCTCGTTTGAGTACGGCCAAGATCCGCCCTCTCCGGAAGCGCCTCCGGTGCCAATACCAAGAAACGCTCCGTCTCTTGAATAGGTCCAATTACAACCAAATGAGACTGGTATCCACCCGGCTCTTATGCTGGAACCGTCGTATCGAATGCCGCCACGATAAAAACACCAATACGTTGATGTCCATGAATAGTTTCGTTGTGCGCCTACGCAGTTACCCTTTACGGTCGCTCCGTCACACTCCTCCTCACTGGCAGAATATGACGCTTGCCTTTCGGCTTGAGCCAAACTCATAAAAGAAAACATTGGCTTTGCTGGCTGACCAGTTAACGAGTAAGTGTTGTACTCAGTCGGCGCAAAGAACCCACCGCTTGTAGACTCACTTGACCCACAGTACTTTGCGTCCAAGCCATAGGGAAAGGATGGTCTTGGATTTGATGGGTGCGTTACTGATAAACCTCCAGTAATAGCAAGGGGTCTTAAGCGGCTATCAAAAGACGGAGTCCCGTCATCTCGATAGACCAGCATTCCATGAGAGTCGGTAGCGGTGCTTGCTCTTGGGTCTGCAAAGATGTACATCTCAGGAACATTCCCACTGTTTCCAGTCCTCAACACCTCAATATCCCACTGATTCCCACCTGCATTGGTAATTCTTGAGATCGCGTAGAACTCTGTTGACGGCATCGTGATGAACGGGAGCGGGGTAACAGAACAAGTCGCCCTGTACCTTGCACGACGAATGCCACCGTAATTGTCATTTGTGTACAGCATCTCTGCATACGTTGACAACTTCTGCACGAAGTGCAGGTTTCTTGTGTCGCTAGAAATCAGAATTTGATTGCTAGTGTTGTAGGCGATGAATCCTTGGCTCATCTTGTCAACACCAAAATGTAAGCATTTTCATTGCCACCCGTTACCGAGACTGTTGTCCCGCTCACGGACACGGTGTGAGCCAACGCTTTGCGATCAGTCGGCGGGGCGTCAATTAGAACTTGCAGGGTTAATACCTCACGACCACTCAGAATTGGATAGGAGTTCGATGCACTGCCGTTCGCGGCGACAAAGAAGAAGTCAACCTGATTCCACGTCACATCAGTGGTGGAGTAGGTCAACGCTCCACTTTGCTGATAGACGTTCAATCCATAGGTCATGCGTTCAGATCCCCAATCTTCACCCGCAATACCCCAGATGAGTCATAGACCTTGATCACACTGTTTGTGATCTCTGTCCTTGCCCCGGAAGTGCCACTTCGCACGTTCAGAGAACCCCGGAATACTGCGTCATTAAACTCAGCGTTACCGCTCTTCTGGATGCGCCAACCTGCGGAACCCGACGAGAAGGAATTGCTCTGAATCGTGTCGTCGATCTTCGCGTTAGTGATTGCCGCATCAGCAATCAAAGCAGTAGTTATCGCCGCTGTTTGTATTTTAGCAGTGCTAATACTAGCGTTGGAGATTTTTGCGTTAGTAACCGCCAAATCTGCAATCTTCGCCGTCACGATTGCGGCATCAACGATGCGGGTTGAGTCAACCGCTTCGGTGGTCGCTACCGTGCCAGTGCTTGAGTTATATGGTCCCACGACGTTTGTCTTGCTGACAAACCGAATCCAGTAGTAGAAGGTCTGGGATGTTTCCCCGACGTTGTCGGCGTAGATGAAACTGTCCGTAGTGCCTATTAGCACTGCTGATCCCAGAACGTCAGTGGACGCCCTCCAGACCTCTGTAAGGGCGTGGTTGCCGTAGATGGCGGCGTCCCATGTCAGGACATTGTTTGCCAGCCCGGAGCCAACCACGAGGTTCTCAGGGGCTGGGGGAGGGGTGAAATCGTTGCCAGTTACCGGGATGGAGACGGCAGGGGTGACCGGCTGGGGAGCGTAGAGCGTACCCCCAGCCTTGATCTCTACTACGCCTTGAAGAAACAGGTCTCGCCAAGTGACCACCTGATCGTACTTTGAGCCTCGGATGCCCTCGTAGATCTCCAGAATCTCCTTGACCTTGTCGAGGAAAATCTTGATCTGCGCCGGATCGTTGGTAGGAGAGGGCAGTGCGGGAATGCTCGTCTCTCTCCCAGTAGGAGGATTGGTCTCGCCAGCGAATAGGGCTGGCGGGTTGGTCGTGATTGCCTCAGACATTGACTTGCCTAATTCCTCGTACAGTTTCAGACACTGCGATGTAGTTAATCTGATCTGATGCAACTACTTCGAACTCGAAGCGGTCAGCCTTGTACCCGGCTGGCAACTTGTAGACCTGTTCAGCCCCAATCGACAGAGTCGATTTGAGTGAGCCGTTGGCGTACAACTTGAATGTCACCGGGTAAGCGTCAGCACCAATCTTCACCGCGCCCATGTTTTGCTGATACGGAGTCCTGAACTTCTTGGACCGCCAAGTCATAGTCAGGTTGTCCGTGCCGTGATCCCACTTCACGATGTCGCCATCGACGGCAAGGTACAAAGCGTCCCGCAAGCGGTCGTTGTAGCCAGCCGTGGCGTACAGATCCAGTTTGTGGATGCTGGGCTTCATGGCGAATTCAAAGACCAAGCACCCCTGCTCCGTGCCGTTGTCGTAGAAGGCGAAGTACCTTCCGTCCAACTCGTATGCGTGGATGGAAGATGGGTTGTACTCCTGCCATTCATCTCGGGGGATTAGCCCAGTAGTCAGCATAGAGATGCCGTCTGGACCAACCCGGACGATTCCGTCCGGAGATGCGTAAACAACGCCACCGCTCATTTCCACGATACTGCGCTTGGAGACACAGGCTTGCTTCATCTCCAGTTTGATCATGGTCAGAGACGCAGGATCGGTTCCAGAGAGGATGTAAGGATTAGCCTTGGTGCCAACAAAGATTGACTGACCAAAGGCTCCCAAGCCCACAATCGGACTGTCCGTGGAGATTTGATATGCGATAGGGTAGGCGTATAGAGCAAACGGCTCTGATAGGTAAAGGGTATTGCCGGAGAATCCGACGCCAATACCGTTAGCCATCAACTTCAGACCAACCATACTTTCTGGGGGTGGAACCCATCCCCAAGTCTCTACTACCTCCTGCAAATCCTCCGCCAATGCCGAGTCGTTATACGACGCTTGAGCCAGCGGGATCTCCGCCACAAACTGAAAGTCAGTACCTTTAGATCCAGCATTGCTTCGATAGATGCGCTTGGTGGCTACATCCACATTCGACAGTGAGTTGTATGGGCTGGCAAACGAACCAGTCGGCAAGTTGGTCAAGGCAATGGTCTGACCCGGTTGGAACGACACAACATCCGTTGGATCGCTCGGGGCAGATTCCTCGCCCACGCTACTGACGTAGGTGATGACATAAGCCACAGACGAGGCGATTGCCGTATCACTGGTTGGGCTACCGCTCACCCCAAGAACTACCGTTGATACGTTGGGTGGTGGTACGCCAAGGCGGTAGGCATTCGAAGGATAGTTAGTATCCGTCGTAGCCCGAGCCGCCGTGGTTACCTTAGGGTATCCGTCACCAGTAAAGTAGGTCCGCTCTGTCGTGTCGTTATCGATGGGCGCACGGACAACATCAACGTCCGTAGTCCAAGTAAACCAATAACGAGACTCGTCAGTTTCGTTTTCGCCAAACCGATAGATGGTCTGTTTAGTGCCAGCCTTGGTCGGCGTGGTGATGGTCTGAGTTTCCTTCCAAGGGCGCAAGTCACCATAGATCAACTTGGTGTTCACTGCGTCTTGAGCAAACTCATCACCGAGAAGTTCAGGGTTCAATCCCTTCACCATCCCGTTGAAGGTTCTAAGCACTATTGTCGTCATCTTTTATTCCGTTAGGCTACGAGACCGGGGAGGTAGACAGTCTTGCCGTCCTTCTTGGTGGCAGTCAGGATCTGCTTCTTTAGGTCATTGGGGTTGTACGAAACGTGAACCCACCCGCTATCAGGGACTCCGGGTGTGTAGAACTCCAGAATCAGTTGGGTGTAGTCAAGGTTCTCCGAGATCCACTGAGCGAGGTCTGCGTTTGCTACCCCGGGAATCTCAATGTCAGCGGCTTGACCCTTACAGTGATCGGATGTTTTGGAGCCACCCACTGCCGCGTTGACGTTGGGGTGACGAAATCCGGAGTTGACCTTAACACCCTTACCGTAATGGTCCCTGACGGGCTGGAGAACTTTCTCACAAAGTGTTTTAAGGTTGCCAATCTCTTCGTCTCCGGGTGTGTTGTCCAAGTCGTGACGCAGAGCGGTCTCGCTCTTGGTCATCTCAGATAGGGTGAAGTTGGGTGACAGGTTCATTTTTTGAGCGCCTTTATCTCGTCTGATTTATCTTTGCTACCTTGGCTTGAGCCAAAGTAGTAGGACAGGATCTGGGTGACTGCCGCTGACAGAACACCAAGGATGTAGATCAAGATGTCCTTTGCCTCAGGCTTGACCTCAACAAAGATCAAGATGGCGAACAGAACAAACGAAAGTCCTGTTACGCCAAGAGCCAAGGCAGGGGTGACAATCTTGTTGATGTAAGGAGCGTGTTCGCTCTTTGCAATCTCGACCTCGCGGTTACGAGCAGAGTCCCGGTCTTTGGCGTGAACCTCAAGTTCCTTGAGATCAATCTCTCGGAGTTTGAGAGCCGCATCAGGATCGTTTTGGACTGCCTTGGTCACAGCCTCAACTGTGTCCTCAACGCCTAACTTCTTTGCGATCATTGATACGGCGGCTCCACCAAGCGGTCCAGCCACTGCTGTGGCTAGTCCGGGGGCTACGCTTTTAAGCAGGTCTACTAGCATCCTTCGGCTCCTCTAAGGTTGGTTCTTTTTGGGGTGGCGGCTCCGGCTTCTTGATGGCTGAACTAACAGCACTTGCCATCACGCCAGACAAAGCACCAACAATGAAGTTGGCGATTGGTGAAATGAGTTTGAAAAACTCAGCGTCGTTTGGGGCTTGCCCATTCATGGGCTGAGTCACAAAGATCAGCGAATACAGAACAGATCCAACAATCCCGACCAGCGTCAACGCCAGCAAGATGCCAATCCAATACCTCAGTCTTGCGTCATATTGCTCGGGGGTCATTTCTTAATTCCTTTCAGCAGTTCCGAATCAACCAAATCTTTTGTGCAAGTGCCGTCCGCAGAACACGCTGGCGGCTGACACTCTTTCTTCGCCCAGTTTGCTGGGTCTTGACATGGGTAGCGGAACTGATCTCCGCACCCAGCCAGAAGAAGACAAGCCAATAAAACGACTCGCATACTTACCTTCCTAGTGGGTTTACAGTCGCCCGTTTGAGGGCGTTCATTTCCGCACGGAGTCCATCAGTGATGGACTTGAGTTCCATACGGATCGAGGAAAGTGAGGCTTGAACCTCACGGCTATTGCCATCAGAGATAGCCCTCGTCTCCCGTGAAAGGGCAAGAGCATCAGCGGCTTTTTCTTGAGCCTTGATTGCAGACTCCATCGAGTTGATGAGCCTGTCTTTTAAGTTCTTGTTCTCTAACTTGAGGGCTTCAACTTCCTTGCGAAGTTCGCCTATGCCTTCAACTTCTTCAATCGCCGAAACCGCTCTGTTGTATTGGGTTATCCCAACGTAGGCTCCGCCACCGATCACCGGCAAGATCGTTAAAAGCCCTCCCAGTATCACCCCCGGTGATAAGGTCAATGAAAAAGTCTTGGGAGAATCTGTACTCATTCGGTAACTCCTGATTCATGGGAATGTCTATGAAGACATTCGGTTGTTGAATTCCGGGTTTAACGAAGAGTTCCAACGACAGTGCTGTGCCAAATCCACCTATGCCAATCTTTGGCTTTCCAGAAGATGAGGACGACCCCGTCGATTCGGACCTCTCCGTCTTACTGCTCGAATCGGCAGTACCACCCCCGGTAGAGGTGGTGGTCTTTGTCTCTGTCTCCTTGGATGTCTGCTCCGGCTGAGACGTAACTTCTGGCGCAGACATGATCGGTAATTCCTGCGGCACAGGAACCTGCGCTGGCGTAACCACCGGGGTGGCAACAGCAGACGCTGGGTTCAATGGACTCACAGGGCTGGTTGGGTTAGTCGGGTTCGTCATCGACTTAACACAGGTGTTTGAACTAACAGCCCAGTCACCCCATACAGGAGATCCGTATGGGTCCGGGCAGGACGACGCTCTAACTTGCTCTATCGCCCCCGTGTAGCCAGAGTCACACGCTACGGTGCGGGTCTCTGCGCTTACCTTGCAGGTAGGCGGGTCTTGCTTACAGGTGTCTTGCGACACCGTCCACGGTCCCCACAGCGGGGTTCCGTATGGGTCTGGACAAGTGCTAGTCCTCGTCAGGATCTTCGATCCAGAGTAGTGGATAGGACAGGCTTCAGTCTTGGACTCCGAACTTGGCTGGCAAGTTGGAGGAGGTGGCGGTGGAGGAGCGGGTGCTACTCCGTTACAGAAGTAACTTTGCCACGTTGTGTCGTATGCCCCGGGCTGACAAGCCCAACAGGTGCTGTTAACAGGGCAGAACTGGTATCCGGTGCGTGGGTCGTTTGTCCACGACCCAGTGCAATAACATGATGTTGACTGAGCGTTACTCTTTATCGGCAGGCTTATCAGCAGAAGCGTCACGAGCAGGCTCAGGAGGTGTCCAATCTTCGCCATAGATCTTCCTGAATTTCTCTGGCTTCAACTTGAACCATGCAAGCCTAGCCTGTTGACCAATAGCCCCTCCCATAGGGCATGGGCTTCCACTCATCTCCATTGCGTCCCAGACTCTTTCGTCTTGGCAAAGCACAGCAACCGCTGTGATCTTCAATCCGAGGTCGTTCAGGGTCTTGGCAAGTTTGATGCGCTCACAGTTCTTGTCTGTGTAGACAGTGCCGCCCGAAACGCCAATGACGGTTGAACTGACAGCCCCGGATACGGGGATGCCACACACGTCTTGGGAAAAGGCAGACATCGAGGGAGCCATCGCTGATGCTGGCGGCTGTCCCTTGTAGTTGATCGTTGTGTCTTGTGCGCTTGCGACAGACGCAACACCGATGACCGCTACGGCGATCAGAAATAGCAGGGTGCTTCTCATATTAACCTCAGTAGTTCAATCAATAAGCCGATGTCGAGGATGATGAAGAAAGCCGCAAAGCCCCAATCAAGAGCCGTGTCTTTCAACGAATCTATCCAACTTGGCATCGATGATGTCGAGGCGTGTCAGCACTCGATTGATGTCGGCGTGAACCTCCACCTTTGTTACATACTCTTTGGCGACCTCTTCACGGGTTCTGTTGAGCAGAACCTGAAGGCGTTGAAGTTCAGCAGACTTCTCCTTCAGTATCCACGACACAATCCCCACCAGTAGAGACAGCACGACGTTCCATAACAAACCCATATCCACTATGTACCTCACTAGGATTCCAATAAAAAAACCCGCCGAAGCGGGTTGGTTGTGGCTTTTATTACTACGACCAGTTTGATCCGTAGAAATTCACGGCAAAGTTGTATGTAGCGTTTTGCCAAGAGTAAGTTCCTGAGTAAACCCCTTGACCACCAGAGTCTGCTACTGACTGACTTTGTCCACTGCGACCCCAGAAAGAGGTGTCAATAGATACGTTGCTACTGCTACCAGTGAAACTGACGCCGCTAGTTCCCATGCTGATGTTTGAAAGGACATAATTCGCTTCCACGTTTGCGCCACTGTATGAACTCATCCAGTCAATTGAACCGCCGCCATAAACCAGAGAACTGTAAATACCGGCGTAACTGTTGTTATTGTTGTCATACACCCACGAAAACTTATCGTACCCGCTAGTGCCACCCGGTCTCTTTGTTGGAGAAGAACCGCAATTTTTGATCACGCAGTTTTGGATCTTCAATCTGGTAGTCGAAGAGTAGGCTCCGAAGTTGTCTTCGTTCATTCCAAAAATTGCTGTCATGTAGTTTGAGGACATTCCCTCACTGCCACCGTTCAAGTCTCTCTCAAGAATGCACCCAATAACAGCGCAGTTATCACTTCCTAGTGCGAAATGGAAATCCCTGTTTGCCGATCCGGGGTTGTAATGAACGATATAAGTCTTCCCCGGGTAGCCAATGATTCGGAGATTCATGCGTCTAGTTGCGTTACTTGGAGTGAAAGATGCCACCCCGTAGTTACCAAGGTTGTATGCATTCCCGGTTAAATAATGCACTTCCGGCGACAGCACAATTACGCCATCGTTTCCGGCTACCGAGACAGCCTTAGGAATTGTCCCAAATGCAGTAGCCCTGCTTGTCCCATTGTTGTTGTCGCTTCCTGATGTGGCGTTGACGTAGTAAACGGTATTCCCGGCGTTCGTAACAATGGATTGGTAGGCGGCTGGCAGTGCAATCTGCGGCTGGACTTTGATCGAGTAGGCTCGTTCAACATAGTTACCCGCGTTATCAGTCGCTCGAATGGTGAATGAAGAAGTTACTTCCGAGTTGCCGGGGCTTCCAGCCGTTCCAGACACAACTCCTGTTGAGGTGTTTAACGAAAGACCAGATGGCAAAGAGCCTGACACAAGAGAGTATGTGACAGTGGAGCCAGCATCAACATCTGTGGCATCAAGGGTAAGGCTTACAGACGCACCGCCAACATACGTCCCAGCCAACCCAGCAGAAACGTTAAATGTTGGACTTGTTCCGGTGGTAATTGCCCCATCCAATTGAGAAGAAAGACCAGTTGGATTTGTGACCTTAATCGTGAGTGGTCCGTTGGCTACTGTAAAGTCTTGCGGTGTCGTGACCACAATACTGGATGTGCTGTTAACAGAAGTGCTGGCTGGAGAAAATTCAGCCCCACTAGAGGTGATAATTTTTACAACCGCACTAGCCTCAAAATTACTTCCACTTAGCGTAAAAGATGTACCAGACTCCCCGTTGTATGCATCTGGTGATACGGCAGTAAGCACCGGAGGTGCGGCAATTGGAGTCCAGCCAATAGAGTCATACACCTCATTTCTGCCGAGTGTGCTGTTATAACGAACCATGCCCTCAGAAGCGGTAGGACGTTGTGCCGTGGTTCCGTTAGGAACCCGAATAGCGGCAGTGCCGCCAAAGGTAGCCACACCAGATGTGCCTCCGCCCAAGAGGGCGGCAAGGTCTCTTGCTTTAGTCATTCAAAACTCCTATGCAAAACTGCTTCGCGTCTTGTTGTAGATGTCCGCAATTGCTCCAGCACTCAATGGAGTGTTGTAATAGCGCAAGTCTGCTTGCATCTTGTAACCGGCATTGCCTGTCGCATAAGTGCCGGGCAAGCCGCCAGATGTCCCGTCTCCACGACCGTTAAAGTTCACCGTTTGACCGGAGCCAATAGACGGCCAAGTTCCGGTATTGCTAAGGCTATGAGATTGAGAAACTCCATTCAAATAGATGGCTATCGCGCCATTCGTATATGTGATGCCTATGTGAAACCAAACGCCCTTGTTGCCGTTAGACCCACCTGAAATGTTTGGAGTTGTCCAAGAGCCTTGACCCGCTGAATTGGCGTAATGCTGTAAGTAAACATTGCCAGTGCCATTTGTGTACCAATCGTGCGCCACAAAAGCATTGCCGTTACCGTTGCCACTCCAAGAGTGGAATGTTGGGCTGAAAACGTTACCGCTAGTATTTGCGCTGCGATCTTCCCACATGATCCAATAACAGATAGTGTGGTTGCCACTGTTGCCTGCAAAGACGCTATTGTCTGTCGGCAGTGGTAGCCAAAATGAGTCACCTCCGTCGCACATATAAGCGTACTGATCTTTTTGCTTGGCAAGCGTATTCAAACCAGAGACGCCGCCTTGGGCATCAAGTATGAACTTGGAACTGCTAACTGGACTGGAGTTCTGATTTGACGAGTCAATGACCATCGAGTTGATGACTCGAACCACGCCACTCTGGTCATAACTTGAGGCGTACTTTGCCGCTGGAAGTGTTTGACCTTCCTTGTTTCCGGTGGACTGCCCATTCCAACCGGCTCGAAGCCATAGTTTCAGGTTGGGTTCATAAGCCGCAGACTCGTCATCTGTTACATTGATTTGGAATGTTCTGGATGTTGAATCAGAAGCGGAGTTCGCAAGCACAGCAAACGAAGTATTGGTATCGGAAGATACCGCAGAAGGCGCTCCAGAAATAACTCCGGTGGAAGAATTCAAAGACAAGCCGGAAGGTAGGTTGCTACCTGATGCAAGGGAGAAAGACACTGATGTGCCATCTGGATCTGATGCCTGCAAAGTGGTGTTCTGAAGTATCTCCCCCTCGTAAAGAACAGATGGGACCAACTGACCACTTGAGGTGGTCCAAGTCGGCGTCGATCCAGCGTCTAGTGCATCCGACAAATTCCCACTCAAGCCAGATGGGTTGGTCACCAAAATTGAGTACGGCTCTTTACCGGCTGGCAGATACGTTGATGGGGTCTGTGCAGTAATTTGTGTGGAAGAAACAAATGTCACCACAGGCGAGTTGTACTCAGTGGCGTCGCTACCAACAAATTTTACGGTTGCACCAGAGGCAAAAAACAGACCGTTAATAGTGATCTCTTCATTGGCAGTGGTAGTGGTGGTCGGAGATATAGAAGTCACCAATGGAGGCGAGTCTAATTGCTTCCATGCAGAACCATCATAGTACTCAGCCAGCGATGTGGTGGTGTTAAACCGAATGTTGCCAGCCTGAGGTGACGCAGGTCTTTGTGCTGTTGTACCGGCTGGCAAATCAAAATATCCAGTACTCGTATTGTTTTGGTCGCTTACCGAAGTGGGGGTGGGCTGAGCAATCGTTGACCAAGATGGGTCGGTGCCGTCAGTGGTCAAATACTTTCCAGACTGACCAGTCTGGCTTGGCAGAGTCTCTTCGTTGATGCTCATGTAACGAGCATCAGCCTCCGCCTTGGTGTACCCATCAGACAGACCACGGGGCAGATAGGCAACACACTCGACAACGTCATCCGCAGAGGCGGCGGCAGTCAGTACGACTGTCGTGCCATTGGATGCCGTGTAGTCTTCACCAATAATCAGTTTGACACCGTTCTGGTACACGTCGATGTACCCGGGCGTGTAGCCACTGGACGGTGTGAATGTAGTCTGACCAGAGGTAGCCGTGAACGTACTTACAGTACGTTGCGACGATACCCCGGGTGCGTTGCCGATATAAGCCATGTAATTTCCTTACGCCGGTTTTGTTGGGAATGTGACAGTAACGTCGCCGTTCGCATTCACGCTCCAGTTAGACGGGTCATCTGTGATGTCACGGAGTGCTTGCCTATAAGCCAATCTTTTAGGAGTGGAGCCAACATCTGACAAAGCCCACCAATCAGTCTCCGCCAAAAGCCGATCACGTTGAAGACGAACTTCAGACAAGGCGGCTTCTTCATTGTCTGCGATGACCCATGCGTTCATTTCAGACTCGGTTGGCTTAGGGCTTGAAGACAGCCAATTGATTGCGTTGTAACCAGTAGTGGATTGGTCAACTTCGTAGTCCACAAAAACCTTGTACCGTTTTGCAAGGCTTAAAAAAAGTCCGTAGATCATTCTGTTACCTCACCCATGTCGTGTAGCCTTGGCAGTTATAGGCAGTGCCGTTGCTAGAGTAATAGCCTTCACCGGGGTCTTCACCGTCACCGTGCCCAAAATAGCAACCAGATGTTGGGTCGCCTGAAGACGCGTTCACACCAACCATTCCGATGGTGGTTTGATTGCTGTTCGCACCAATTGAACCGTCGGCGTTGTAATCTGCTTGTATTCCGTCAACGCACCAATAGTTTGCGGTTGAATACACTGAGTCGTTCCCAGAGATTGACACGTTGGCTCTAGCAACTATCTGGCTACGCGATGTGGTATTGAATTGAGCATCAACATACGTCCCTCTATTTGTAAACGAGTACGTCCCGTTCGTACTCCCCCTACCAAAGGCAATGCATCTGGCGCGGGAAAACGAATAGTTGTTGATCCAAGCCCCAATAATGTAGTCACTATTTGGGTCAGGAGTCCCAATTGCCCCCATGGTGCCGTTTCGATTTAGCGTATACGACAAACTATTTCGGCTAGTGCCTGTGGGCAATACTGACGACCTCTGGTCGTTACTTGCAACGAGTATCCAGCCTCCGTCCGCAGAGTCGTAATAGAGTTGTTGAGCGTCGCCATTGGAATTTTTGAACCACGCAAGACCGGTTGCTTGACCGTTAGACTGCGCCGCCGCAATAGAGGCGTATGGATTTTGTTGGGAGCCGAGAGCCGCAAATACTACATAGCCCCATTCTGTACCCGTATAGATTCGCAGTTCTTTTGTTGAACTGTTCAAATACGCATCACCCGTTGATGGCGATGAGGGGTTTGAACTGCCAGACGGCAAACGAACCCTACTGTTGTTTGCCAGAGTAGTGCCGTTAATCTGCAATTCTGTTGTTGCATTAAGCGTAGGGAGTGCAAGAGTTCCGGTCATGGTGTCGCCGGACTTTGCAACCTTGGATGACAAATCAACAGTAGCCCAAGAGGCTGTTGTTCCGTCAGTGGTTAGATATTTACCAGATTGACCGGACTGACTCGGAACAGCCGCACCAGCGGCTAACTTTGCCGCAGTCACAGCACCATCTGCGATGTTCCCAGTGCCGACTGCCCCGCTTGGCAGGGTCAATGTCTTGCTGGATAGATCAAGCGTGTTGTGCATCTTGACTGGAGTAACAGCCTGATCGTTGATCTTCCCAGTAGTAACAGCACCGTCCGCAAGGTCAGTCGTCTCGACAGTGCCGTCTTGAATATTGCCGCCCGTCAGTACACCTTGGTACGGGGCGTTACCGATATAACCCATTGCCTACCCCTTATGCGAGATACGATGCAACAGCATCGGCAGAGTTAGATGCGCTGGCATAAGCGGTGATCGTGTCACCCGCTTCGAGCACAACCTTCTGGTCGCCGCCGACAATAGCCAGTGCGCCACCGGGGAGAACAGTCGCATCCTTCACCAAGAAGGCGGATGTGCCACCAGACTTGTTGATCTTTGCAGATGCCGTAATAGATGAAGCCGTTGTGTTGGAAATCGATAGACCGATCAACGTGGCGGTTGCTCCAGAGGAGACTGTGTCCGTCACGGTTGATGGGCTACCAGACGTTCCAAGGTTCGGCGTTGCTTTAGATTTGAATGCCATGTATCACCCCAGAGCGATTGCCATAGACACAGCGAAAGACTCCGCTTCCGCCGTGCTAGGGACATCAATGTTTGACCGAGCGGTAGCCGCATCTGCAACGTCACTAAGGTTGGAACTCTTCTCCATCTTGTCTGTGTTCAAGTTGGAGAAGTTGTTGTCAACCTCCGTGTTCGTCAGAGGCGACCCCTTCGTATTGCGAAGAGTTAGCGTTGACATGATTGGCTACCCCCTGACGATTAAGATGCGCTCAGAGTGATCGTCCAAGTCACAGTCATGGTGTCGTCTGCGGCTTTGTTGACCACGTCAAACACGGTGCGGCACAGCATATCGCCGCTCGTCGATGCGTTGAAGATACCGGCTTCAGTGACTGCGCCAGTAGCATCGCCAGCCTCGAACGAAGCAACGTACTGAACCTTCTCGTTGTTCGTGCCGGTGATGGTGGTGCTGTCCAGTGCCTCACGGGAACCCAGCATGGTGACAAGGTCAGTCTGACCAGCGGCGGCGGCAGTAGTGCCGGAACCGAGAGCCATGTGAGACATCACATCTTTGGCAGTGCCAACCATGCGGCTTGCGATGTAAGCCAAGCCAGCGTTCACCACGAGGTTCTTCACCTCACGGGAGTCTTTGACGTTGCCGTCTTTGTCTTTCAGGACAATGTTCAGTTGACCGGAAAGTTTCAGGTTATCGATAATCATGAGAAAGTCCTCTTGTTAAAAGGTTCTGGAAGCCCCGACGAAGTCTTCCGCAAAGTAGGTGAAGTCGCAGTACCCTTGACTTCGCAAAGACCCCGTGTCGGAGAGCAGGGTCAATTCCGATTTACCAAGCCCCGGCTCCTTCGAGAAGAAGTCGGAAGCAGAGTAAGCGTCAGCCACGGGTCGTGAGAATGACTTCTCAGCCAACTCCGTAACAGTTGCTTGCTCACTAATAGGCTTAGTGAAGTATCTGGAATAGGCTTCGCTAAGTGCCACTGAGTCGGCAGTGTTCTTGCCGTACCCAATTTCTTGTGTGTCTGTCAGGTAAGCCGAGTCGTTGAACAACCGGACATACGCCATCAGACGATAGAAGTCGTCAGAGACTGTTGCCACACGGGTCAACGTCTTGAAGAACGACATCTCTTGGTCATCCAAGATTGAAGCCGCGCCATCCACGTCGTCCGTGAATGTGACCTCATCTTGTAGCAACTTCGTCAAAGCGTGGGTCTGCACGTCAGTCAGACCGGCAATCTCGGACGGGTTCTTGAAGTAGTCAATCGTGCTGTCATCAGTGATGGCAGACGAGTCAACCAGAGCCTTGCCGAATTCGTAGAACTCCAAGTCGGTAATTGACGCAGTGTCATCCTTGACCTTCTTGGTCAGGATGAATGTAGTGTCCTCAACTCCGCTCACCTCACTAAACAAATACTTGCTGAAGTCCACGGCGTGGGCATCGGTCATGCCAACCGCATCAGTCAGGGACTTGAAGAAGTCCATGACCTGTACATCAGTCAGACCAGCCGTATCCGTAAGAGCCTTGTAGAAGTCTCTTGCTACCGCATCGGATAGGGAAGCATTGTTTGAGAGGTTCTTGAAGAACGCAATGAGCGCCTCTTCCAGAGCCGAAGAATTGTCTGAGACCACAACACCGTCAGCCGGGTTGCGTCGAATGATAAAGAATCCCAACTCTGCAAGCAGAGTGATGTGCGATGCACGAGCCTCCAGCGAGATTCCAAGTCGTTCGGTGGCGGCGGTGATCGCGTTAATTGCCGCCGTTAATCTCATGCGAAGTCCTCTCTGACCTTGAACTTGAGAAGGTCATAAATGGTCTCGCGCACTCCGGTAGAGCGGACGACTTCTACCTCGCCCTCATAGTCACCGGCATCCACATTCAAGTCACCAGACGCCCACTCGACGTAGCAGACGCCAGTCGTTGCAGTGTC